CCCCATGGCCGCGCGTCCCATGATGGCGGGGAAGCCGTGCGCGTGAAACCTGTACAGGTCTCGCGGTTCACGGTCCCACGGACCGGGGGGCCATCCGGTCCGGTCTACGGCGTGCGCTATCGGTTCTGGTTCATTCATTCGCCACCGCTTCTAGGATGTGCTTGGGCTTGCGCCCGCGGCGCTTGGGAGCTGCGAGCCCCGGACCTTCCCCGTTCAGTCCAAGCGTGGGCGTGGACTTCGCGCGGGGCTTTTTCGGCTTGGCTTCTGCGGCTGTGGTCTGCTTTGCAAGGCGATCCAGCTCATCGGCAAGGCACGCAAGCGATGCGCGCGTTTGCACTACCTGGAGCGTGCGGTGCACGCGTGCGCCTTCCCCGGTGCTCTCATCGGGGTCAGCGTCCAACTGGGTTTTGACTTGAGCCATCGCAGCGGCAAGGGACTTGATCGTTGCGGTGACGTTGCTCGGGGCCTTCTTGGGACGTGGCATTATAGGTGCTCCAAAAGCTGGTGAATCAGCGACTTTAGTACGCCGTTATTCCTGCGTAGCAAAGCCACTTGCACCACATCGGGAAGCGGTCCCGATGAATTGACATAAGTAGGGGCTATTTCGTGGACTGGCAGCGCGAGCTGCGTTCCCCGCTTGGGTGCGCGTCCATTCGCGTGCGCTGCGAGCTGCGGCCCGTGGCGCTGTATCCACTTCCCCAGCAAGCCCGGTTCAACGCCATGCGTCGTAGCCACGGACGCGAGGGTTTCCCCGGGACCGCGGGCCATGGCGGCGCGCACTGCTGCGATCTGTATCTCAACAGGCTGCACCTCCCGCTTTTTGCGTCCTTGCTTCTTAGGCGGGGATCTCTCGTCCAGAACCCCGCGGCGTTTGCGGTCTATCCAGTAGTAAATCAGAGAAGTCGAAACGCCGTGCTTTGCGGCAATCGAGGGAACGGACACGCCTTCTGCGCGCCCCTCTACCTCCGCAAGGATCGCTAGTTTCCTGGCGGTGTCGATCTGTTCGCTTTTTACCTTCCGGCTCACTCTTCATCCCCGAGATCGTAAAACACGCTCACGGGGCAACCGGTAGCCATGCTGATCTGGTCCACAACGTCAGGGCCCACGTTCTGTTTGTACCCATGGATGATTGATCGCGCGGTGGTGTAGTTGAGTCCCACGCGGCGCGAGGCTTCCGCCATCCAGCGCTCCGATCCGATGTCATCGCCAATCTCGTGCAGGAACTGTCGAATGCGTCTGCCTGCGATCGTCTTGCATGCCTCGCGTTCCTCGACTGGCCGCGGGCGGCGCGGCATGTGGGTACGGATGTACGATCCCTCCTCGGGAATCGCGGGTGGCTTGAGTTTTCTGACAGCGCCCATAGCTTCGGTTGGTTCCTTCCCCCCATCGGGACTTGCGGGGTATTTCCCCTCAAGACCCCTAGGTACGTATGGCTTACCCGCGTCACGGTGGGGGGCGCAAGTAATTTGTTCAGGCGGACACTATGGAACACCGCGTAAGCAAGCGTGCTTGCAGCTTACTTAGTCTGCAGACGCCGCGCGTGGCACGCGTTGGCGCATGTGTGCCACGGGCGATTGGCTCAAAAAAAACCCCCGTGATGGGTCACGGGGGCTCCTGTTGCATCATGCAACTCGCGTTGCGTCATGCAAAGTGGGGACGGGCTAGTGCGTTGTGCAGCTGATTTGGCCGTTCGGGTATGTGTAGCACTGCGTTCGCGCGCCACTGGATGCCTGGCACGTGGTGTATCGGCCTTGCTGGAAGCAGTCGGTACGCTCGGGGGCGGATTCGGGCTCGGGCTCGCTTTCCTCTGACTTGGCCAGCCCGCGCCCGATCGCAGCCATGACGCGCCGCCTATGCTCGGCTTGTTCCTCTCGCTTACGTTCGTACCAAGCCACCTCGCTAGGGTTCGCGGTGCTTGTTTCCACGCGGTACCGGACCACGCACATCGTGAACTTGTCCCGGTTCGGGTGGTTCAAGACATAGCGCTTATGGCAGCTGTCAGGCGTGCGTACGGCGCAGCCCGCGAGGGTGGCGAGGATTAGGGGGAGCAGCCAGGTGCGAGGCGTGAGAGGGCGCATAGGACCACTCTAACGCCCGCTAGATGCGCTCCCGTTCCCCGCGCGCGGTGCGCGCTTCCGATTGGTCGGATAACAGGCGAATGCGTGCGACGGCGGTTTCCCCGTAGGCCTGGTAATACGTGTCCCAAAGCTCGGGGGGCAAGCGGTTGAGCTGGGCCATATCCGCCCCCCTCGCGGAATCTTCCCATGTCACCTCGCCTGGTTCGAGGGTGAGCAGCACCGGGACTAGCCCGTATTCGCGCGTGCACGTAATCACGTCCGCGTGCGCATCCGCGATCGCCAATGCCATAGCGTCCAGACGAGTCATGTGGACTAGGCTAGTGGACTTGAGCTAGCTTGTGCAAGCGTAGCCCGTGGGAAAGCGGCGCGTTTCGAACGACACCCGCGAGGGAATGGTCTCTTGCGGTCAAAAAGCATCGTTCCCCCTTGCAGGGAATCCCGCGGGCTACGCATTCACTCGCAGGCCGGTACGGCAAGCGCCGCGAGCCCCGCGCGCAGCACGTCACTTGCGCTCTCACCGCGGGCTTGCATGAGCACGAACAGCTTTCGGACTTCGCTCGCGTCCAGAAGCGCGACGGCGCGGGTAGTGCGCCCGCGCTGGGCTTTGCGGCCCGCGCCGGGACGCTTGCCGCCGTGAGTCTTGCCGAATGAGCGGGGAAGGTCTCGCGCGTCCACGTTAGGCTTCCGTGCGCGGGTGGACGAGGATCGCGAGCGCTTCGAGCTTGGCCTTGCCATCCAGGTGCGCCAGGCGCCGCGCGTCCCCGGTAAGCAGCTCGTGGGAGACGCAACTCAGCGAGCCATCCACCGCGAGATCGGCCAGTGCCGCGGTGTTGTAGTCACCCTGGCGCATGCTTCCCTCGCGAAGCCGCTGCAGCATGGCGATCGTGAGCGGTGCGGGGGTCATTTGCTGGCGGACTTCGCTGGGCGTTCCCTTTGCGTGGTCGCTCCAGCCATGCGCGGTGAGCCGTTCGGTGTAGAGCGTGGGGACGCTGGCTTCCATGTTGCGGAAGTAGCTGGCAGTGCGGCTCACGCGGAAAAGCTCACCGGGGAAGGCGGCAAGGCCAAACAGCGCGGGGAACTTGGCGATCTCAGCGGTCAACATGGCTTTGTGCTCGGCGTAGGAAAACAACATGTGCTCGGGACTCCTCGGGACCCGGCAAAGCGCCGGGGCAAGAGAAGCCTAACCCGAGCTTGATTCAGTGCACACGCAATCAACTCGCTTGGTGTTGGGGAACACCCGCGAGGGAATGGGCGATAGGCGCTTGCCCCGAGCCTGCGCAGTCCTGACAGCGCCAGGATTATGGGGCTCGGGGGCAAGCTAGGCCGGACGACTGCACACCACCGGCCATGGGCTAGCCTAGCTCCGTGCGCGTTCTATGTCGCGCGGCATCGTCCAGCCCACGGACGAGAACCGCCTAGCATGGGCCATCGTCACCGCCTAGCTGTAATGGGGTGTAACGACTAAGAGCGCAGCAATCCCGGGCTCTTACAACTTTGTCCGTGCCAGCTATTGACAGCTAGCCTGCCACAGTGTTCTGAGTGGGTCGCGCGCGGGTATGTTTAGCTCCGGCCGAAGCGTGTCAGCTCGGAAGCCCAAGCGTATCCAGCGAACGCCCAGTGAGCCAGTCTCCCTCCACCTTGTGCGCGTGTACAGGCTAGCCAGCGTGGGATGGCCTGGCAGGTTGAGTGAAGCGAGGGTTTGCCGGACCGGAAGTCAAGGGGAAAAGAGCGGGCTATACGCAGGCTATTGACGCGCTAAAGCACTGGAATTGTTGGGGTTTCCCTGGACTAGCCAGGGCCAGCTATGGGGCCTCGAAGCCCCATAGCGCTGGAGCGCAGCGCGGGCTAGCCCATGCAAGATAACGCTTGCATGGGCGCAAGTGCGCGAAAGCATTGAAGATTGGGGGTAGCCTGAAGAGGGCATGGCTATCTTGGGGGGGGTACCCCTTGCTTCAACGATTCCCAGAGCGTAGCGACACCCACCCATGTTTCGCCGGGAAAAACGAGGCTAGCCATGCTGCGCTACGCCCCCAAGCGAGCTGGACGAGATCCGGATTCTGGCGCTTAACGCAGGTTCCAGCGCGGGGGCGCCGGAACCAGCTACGCCACAACCGGCGTCAAGTTCCGGCCTGGACTTGGGGGCTTCGCTTCCCCCGTGTCGCCGGTTCAAGGGGCTGGTTCTGGTTGCGCCAGAAACCAGAACCTGTCCCGCCGAATCCGGATCGCGAACCACGCGCAAGGGGGATCCATCGTGGGTCACGCGCGCAGGCTCTTGCTGAGAGCTCCGTCTGCTCTGTTCCAGAGTCTCCCCTCGCGGAACCGGTTCTATGTGGTTCCGAACCGAGAAAACAAGGCAGATCAGAAGATCCAGAATTCGGGTGGACGCGTGTCTAGTCCGTGGGGACGGGGACTTGACTGGACTAGGGAAGATGTGGCACGTGAAACACCAGGAGTCTGGCGCGGGTATCAACGCGCTGGACTCTAGGGGGCGGCGCGGAGGTAGCAGCTTGCGCCGTCCCCGCTTTCTACAGACAAGGGGCAGACCATGGACGAACAACCGCACGGGCCGGACTGCCCGCATTGCAGAGTCTTGATGGATCGCATCTTCCAGCGCAGGCTCCAGATCCGAGACCAGCTCCAGGCGTGGAAAATGCCGCCCGATCCAGACACGGCGCTTGCCTTGCTCGTGATCGCAGTCGAGTGCCTGATGGTCGCGGAGGGGAAGGATGAGATCCCCGGGCCCCTGTCCAAGGAGGGGATTGAGTGGCTGATGGGTGTGACCATGAGACTGGCCACAGGCGGCGCGGTGCATGTCGAAAGCACCGTGATCCGTCTCGACGACCCAGCCCCGGGGAACTGAGATGGCCGCCGACGATGACAACGGCCAGCCTGACCGCGCGCTCCATTTCGCACGCACGATTCACGAGCTGGCCACCCGAATCGCCCTCCTCGCGGGCCTTTCCCAAGCGGAGGCGGCGCTAGGCGCGGTCTACTTCGCTGCGGAGACCACCGCGCCCGCCATGCCCCGCGAAGACTTCATTCGCATGTGCGGGGAGTTTTACGATCTCGCGTGCGAGTGGCACCGGAGCAAGCCTGTCCAATGAGCCGGTGTCCAGAGTGCGGCATGCGGAGAGTGCACAAGCTGGCTTGCTCGCGCCGGTTCCGCATGGATCCGCCCGCGCCAGTAACCGCGATTGCGTTTGAACGGGTCTGGTTCGCTGCGAGCGATGAGATCGCACGCATGGGCCCGTTCGCTACGGATGTCGAAGCGTGGGAGTATTTGGTACTCACGCCCGAAGATCAGGCGGGACACCGCAGGATCCACGCGCGGGGCGCTAGGGTGTGGCCTGAATGGCGCTAGCCGTGCTGCGCGCGGGGGAACGCAGGGCTTACCTGGACGATGCGCAAACGCTGGCGCTTGCTGGATGCGCCGGGCCCGGGTGCATGCGCGATGGCTCGCTAGAGCTTTGTCGCAGGTGCAGTCTGCTCATCGTTCGCCTGCTAGCCCGCGCGGCGCGGGGTTAGCTACGGGAAGCGCTGGCACTCCTACGAGACACGGAGCTAGAGTCTGCCTGCGCAGTCGCCCGCTCCGCTGGTCTGCCGGAGCCACGGGCGACTTTCCCCGGGTTGCCTCACCCCCGGGCGCACGGTGGGGCGCTAGGCTTTCCCGACGCGGACGATCTCCACGTCAAAGCCAAGCGGCGCCATCTCGCGGGGCAACTGTTCTTTCATCGCAGCGAGCATGCGATCGCATTCTGTCTTGGCCTGCGCTCGGGTCTTGAATGGCGGACTCTTGGCGCGCATTCCGTTGTTGCACATGGCGAGCGCGATCCACTTCCCGTCGCTGCGCTGCGCGGTGGTGAACGTCACCTCAAGCCGCAAGACGGGCTTGGTCACCTACTCCCCCTTTCGCGGGCCGAATATCAGCCAACACCCAAGCGCAATCCCAAGCGCGATGTACAGCCATTGCATGTCGTCACTCATGGTCGCCAGCCAGGTGCAAGGGTTGGCAGCGCAGCGAACAGCCGCACCCGCATATGCGTTGCCGCGGTCATACAGTGGTACGTGCCCCGCGAGTTGGGTTGGGGGAACGCGAGGAACGTCCCCCGCGCGCTGGTAGCTACCATCTCGACCATGTCCAGGTTGCGGCGCTTGGGGGCTTCCACACGCCCGTACCGCGCATAAAGCGGATACAGCACCGCGTGCGGCCAATGCCGGTCAAGGCACATCACCTCCGCTTGTCTGTCACCGCCAATTGCGCCGCCCAGTACCCAAAGGTCCGGCGTCCCGTGCTTTTGCGCAAAGCGCAGCATCCACTGCTCAATCAACGGGTGTCCCTCGCGGGAAGCGGTGATCCCGACGATTAGATTTCGATCGCTTCGGCGCGAGATCTGTCCGCGGAAACAGTCAATAGCGCCTGCACCTCCGCGTGGCTTGTTAGGTTCGATAGAACCAGCGGGGTGAGAGCCATCTCCGGATCTTGCGGAGCGATCGCGATTACCCAATTCACTCCGGGCGGGAACATCTTGGATATCGTGCGCGCCCATTGCTTTATTTCCTCAGGTGGGTTTGTCGTCGTCGTCATAAAATTCCAGCTTCCATCCACGCGCGTAGGTCTTTTCTCGGAACCATTCCCAAGTGCGACCGCGCGCCCAGCGCAAAATGGGTGCGGTATGGACTACCCACCCAAACTCAACAACAACACCCGCGGTAAACGTGGGCGCTAAGACTCTGACGAGCATTTATGTTTTAGTTCCAGAATATATTTCTGATACGCGTCCACGGTCTGCTCGTAGTGCTGGATCGTTTCTTTCGCCGCTTGGATTGCCTGCACCTGCGTAAGGTCCCGGACGTACGCCAGTCCCACGAACATGGTGTACATCGCCCCGAGAATCCACACGGAGAAATCGCCTCCGGGGTAGTGCTGCATAAGCGCCCAACGATCTGCGGTGGCGCAGAGTCCCATCACCGCGAGACAAAGCGCGGTTCCGTGTACTGGCCAAGTTCTCATTTCTTCTCCCCTTTGGCCGCGTCCATTATCATCACTTGCTCCGTGAGTGCGAATACCGACGCGGCCATAACTCGAAACGTAGCCAGCGGAATACTGTTTCCCACGGCGCATGCGGCGGCGCACGCGAGTAGATTGACACAGGCCACTCGGTCCCCGATCTCATCGGCCGCAATCACTGCGCGGGCAATCTCGCGGCGTAGCTCGCGCCCCGTGGAGAGATCTTTCAGGATTACGTCTATCCCCTTGGATAGTGCTGCGCGGGCTTGCTCTTCTGTGCTCATCACTTCATCTCCCGCAGTGCGTACAGAACGATTTCCGCCATCGCGCCGGACGTGATCATGCCCCCGCCTTGCGCTTCGATAATCTTCGCCGTCGCTTCGATCACCTTGGGTCGCCACGCGGTTACTTCCGTGGGTTCCGCGGCGCCGCACAACTCGGGGTCTGAGATCACGTGGTAGCTGCGACACGCAATGGGCCGCGAATCGTAAACCCTGCATTCGCCCTTTTCCTCATCCAGAAAGGGGCAAGGACGGCGAAGCTTCCACCACGCATTCGCAATCGCGTTGCGCTGTTCCTCATCCAGGTCAATCGCGGGGGTAGTCTCATCGTACCCGAGCGACTTAAAGATTTTCCCGAGGTGCCACGTATCAGCCGCCATTTTAGATTGCACGCTATCCACAACCGCGCGGTGGCGCACCACGATCGCGATGGCTTCCGGGAGCAACACACCCGTGAACTGGTAGCAGCATGCAGAACACCCGCGCTTGCACTGTACCGCGGGCGTTGGCGGGGGTTCTTTCGCCACTACGTCCGTGTACCAGTCAAACGCGCGGATCGCGCGTTGCGCCATGGCCAGGTGCCTGCGTTTGCGAGGCTCCATCAGCTATCCGTGACGGATCCGGGTTTATTTTCGATCACCATGGAGTGATCGAAAACTTCACCCACAATCTGCAAGAGTGCGCCCCGCGAGACGCGGGCAGTCTTGCAGAAAGCGATCCCGAGCAAGATGAACCCGAGTGCGCACCGCAACCCGTGATCCTTGTCCCCGCCCGTCTCTCTGACGATCGGCAAGCATGCGGTCCCGAGCCTTCCCGCCATGGGCGAGCAGGCGCGCACCATGGCTTGGATCTCTTGATCGGTTAGCATTGCTTCTCCCCACGGTCAGCCATCAGGGTAAGCGCTTGCTCGGGGGTGATGATTACGGTTTTATCCCAAAGCTTGCCGGCAATAGAGAGGAACATTTCCCGCGAACAACGGGACGCTTTCATGGCCCCCGTCGCAACCAAAAGCGCACCCGTAGCCGCTGCTACTTGGCCACCAAAAGATGCGCGCGCCGCAAAGTATGGGAACAGCAACGCGGCAATCTCTTGCCCGGCTTGTTCCATGGCTTCACCTGCGATGTCTGGCTTTTCGTCCTTCATTCTCGGTCCCACCATTCCGCGCGTCCAACGCGCTGATACTCCCCGTGCAGCACGCGCACGTATGCGTGACAAACCCCGCCTGCGTTGTCGTGGGTGATGAAATAGCCTTTCACGCCCCACGGCCTGACTTCTTGCACCACGATCACCACCGGTCCCCATCGATACGCATCGGGGTTGCCCTGGACTAGGTCTCCTGGTTCAAGCGGGGATGTCGGGGGGTTCATTGTGTCTCCGTCTGGCCTGCGCAAAGCTTTGGGACGCGCCACGCTCGAACGTGTCTACGTCAATCCCTGCCAGCACTGCGCTTTCCGACGCAATGAGCAGTCCCGCGATCGAGATCGTTTCTTCATCCACATTCGGCATGTGCACACGCGCCCAGAGAAAAAAGCGTATGCACACGTCCACCGCGTCTTTGCCGCGCTGGACTGATTCCTCGTATTCGTGAAAGTCCATGTCGCCTCCGGTGGAGGGAGCGGGCGTCGAACCCGCATTACCGGGATATAGAGCCCGGGTCTTTACCTCTTAGACGATCCCCCCGAGCATTGTCTAACCAGTGTTCCGAACAACTCCCCGGAACAGAACGCGCACAACTCAAACGACAGATCGCAAACGACCGTTTTAGTCAGCGTCTCGATCCGAATCGTCTCGAACACCGGAAGCGTCCGCCTCCGTACGTGGGTGCACTGGCGGATCGGAGAGTCCGCGTTCGCGTCGCTCGTGTTTGAGCTTGTCGATTCGGGCTCGCGCATACTCAGCCTCCACGGCTTGCGTGATCGCGCGCAAGGGAACCCCCGACGCGGCCATAAACTGGATGTTGGCTAGGGTGGTCTCAGCGACCAAATCCCCGAACTCAGGACGCACGCCAGCCGCGCGTACCGCCATCTTGAGTGCCGCGTACGCGCCGGGACACGACTGCAGTTCGCGCATCGCATCCTTGATCTCACTCATCGCACTTGCCCCTTGCCGTCCAGAGTCCCGGGCTTGCGGTACGCAGTCCCGTCGCAGCCTTCTTGGTCCCACAGGATCCGCGGCACGGTTTCCGCGTCGACGCGGTGAAACAGGTGCAGGCAGAAACCAGCCACGTTCAGCCAGTGCGATTTGGGCGGCAAAAGCTGCACAAACAGACGATCGCCATAGCCCATTTCCTCACGCGTGAGCACGAGATCCGCCCACGTGGGAAGGCGGTTGGACCGGGACACGCTGACATGCAGCCACGTTCCCGCATTCCACTCGTCCATGAGATCGAGAGTTACTATCGCGCGCAGTGGGTGGCGGGGCTCTTGCCGTATGAACGTGCCGAACATGATCGCGGTGGGTATGTCGATCCGGTACGGGTGGCGCGTCCACGCGGTGCGCGGCGTGCAGTCCCGGATCACCGCTTCCCAGTCGGTCATGGGCGGACCCTAGTCCAGACATGCATAGGGATCCAGGGGAATTCGAAACAGCACCCGCGCGCGTCTACAATTCTCGGGGGATGCATGCGGACTCTTGCCCGCGGGTGCTGTCGGCCGACCCTATGCCACCACGGACACCCGGTCAAAACCATTTCGTCCGCCACCAAGTTTCCACAAGCGACGGCGGATCCCCGGTGCGCCGGAGCAGACGAAACAGACCAAGCCGCGTCCCGTACGCCCGCGCTTCGGAAATCGAGCTAAATACAGACGCAACCGGCTCGCGCGTGAACCGGCCACCCTGGACATGTCCGCGCCGGACTGTAACCAAACCGGGACGCTCCATGCAGACGAAATAGACGCGCTTCCCTCGCGGGCTAGACACGAATCCCCCCATGCGCCGCGCCGCGCCAGTGACTTTGGATGAAGCGCTCCCCGTACCGCCGCAAGTTCCCGTCCTGCATGAACCGTTCAATTTCCGTGAGCGGCTGGATCGGTGGCGGGTATGGGGACACGTCCCCACGGAGCCACGCGCGCGGTACGTCCAGGACATCGGCGATCGCGTTCAGCAGATCGATCGCATACGGGGCCTTGCTCGATTCACGATCGTGTAGCGCCTGGATCGCGTCGGTTGGCTGCCAGCTCGCTGGCGCCCAACTGTTCCGGTACTTCACGAGCACAGGCACCGTGATTTCCCGGCAAAGCCGCGCGTACTTCACCCGTTGCCCCACCTTGTCCAGCTTGGTCGCGTCTGGCCTGCTCACGTTCCGCCTCCTCCGCTAAACCCGCCGCGATCTGCCCCTTTAGCTTGTCGAACGGCAAGAGCAGCCATGACGGATCTAGGTCACATGCGACCACCCACCGCAGTACGTGATCCAGGCGAGGAATATCACGTCCCGTCTCGAAATGGGCGACCCGTCCCCATGTAATGCCGAGGATTGCGGCCATGTCGCGCATCGTGAGCCCGGAAAACTCCCGCGCTTCCCGCAACCTACTCGAGATCGCGGCCCGTAGTTCCCGCGTGTCCCTATCAATCCTTGTACGTCTGGCCATTTGGAGCCATTGTCTGGCCCATTGTGGCCGGAAGCAACCGCGTTCCCTTCGGACGTAGCCCGGGCGAGCCATTTTCGGATCGTCAAGCGGAGGATTACTGCCGAGCGCGGGCCCGCGAGCAACCCATTAAAGAAGCCGGCGCGTTCGCGGGGCTCACGTTGCTCAAAGCGCGCGCGTTCGAGGGGTATCCCGAGATCAAGGCGCGGATCGCGGAGCTGCGGAAGGGAATCGAGCAACTCAGCAACACCAGCTATGCGTGGTGTTGCGAGCAACTCAAAGTCAACGCGATCGAGGCGCGCAAGGCGGAACAATTCAACGCGTCGAACAACGCGATTGAAAAAATCGTTCAGCTTTTGGACCGGCATAAGGACTTGCTCGAATCCGCGGTAGCCAACGCGAGCAACGGGACCGGGACCGCGCCCCCGGTGTTGGCATCGTCACCCCTGGACGATCTACGTGAGCTTGGGATGAAGATCCCAAATCCCGATGGGGTGCTCTCTTGAACCCCGCGGAGGCAATGCAGGGGCTAGCGCTCACCCCTGGCGTGATCCCTGGACGCGCCAAATGGGAATCGCCTGTGTTGCCCTGGCAGGCCTGCGACATGCGGCGGCGCGCAGTCTTACAGCGCGTGTGGTCGCGAGGGGAGATCATTCACCACCTCACCCCGAGCCAGCAAGCGGCATACAGACAGTTTCGAGACTGGGACCAAAGCCCCGCGCGCGTGGGTCGACAATTCGCATTCGATATCGCGCGCCGGTGGGGCAAGAGTCTGCTTTGCTGCACGATCGCAGTCCAGGCCGCTTTGCAGCACAGCGGTTGGCGCATCGTCTATTGCGCCCCGATGTACAACATGGTCCGCAAGATCTTGTTGCCGCTTATGGAACAGTTGCTCCAGGACTGTCCGCCCGCGATTCGTCCAATCTGGCACAAGTCCGAAGGTACCTTTCGCTTTCACACCGGATCTTGGATTGAACTGATCGGCCTGGACATCAACCCGGACGGCGCGCGCGGGACGGGTGTTGATCTGGTCTTGCTGGATGAAGCCGGGTTTTTCGACAACCTGGATTACCTCATTCTCAGCGTGATCACCCCGCAAATGTTGGGGCGCAAGCATGGGCGCATTGTGGGCGCTTCCACGCCCCCCATTTCGCCCGCGCACCACTGGTCGTTGGCATTCGTTCCCGACGCGGTGAAAACCAACGCGCACGCAATCCGGACGATCGAAGAAGCCGATCAATACGACTGGGACGAGATCGAAGAATTTATCAGGCTTGCGCACGGGCGGAAATCCGTAACGTGCAGACGCGAATACTTCTGTGAACACGTAACAGACGAAACCATGGCCATCGTCCCCGAGTTTCGGGACGTGGAAAAGGAAATCGTCCGCGCACCCGAGAAGATTCCGACTTGGCGTGACTGCTATGTGGCGATGGACCCCGGTTGGAAAGATATGACCGCGGTTCTGTTCGGGTACTGGGATTTCGATCGTCAGGTGCTTGTGGTCGAGGATGAAGTGGTCGCGCCGCGGCTTAATAGCCATGACGTCGCAGCCGCGGTGAAGATCAAAGAAACCGTACTTTGGTCGAAGTCTCAGCGTCGCGGCCCCGATCATACGCTGCGGCCACAACCATTTTTGCGCGTATCCGACAACGATCCGCGCCTGCTCTATGACCTGTCCACGCAACACCAGCTCCCCTTTATCGCGACGCAAAAGGACGAATTCAACCAGCAAGTGAACGGTCTACGCATCGCGATTCAGCAGAAAAAAATCCAGATTCACCCGCGCTGCAGAATCCTTGTCCAGCACCTGAAAAACGGAGTCTGGAAAAACGAGGCGCGTAAACAGTTCGCATGGGAAGGCGGCGCGCTCGGTCATTTCGACGCGATCGCGGCGCTTATCTACCTGTGGCGCAACGTGCAGCCGCGCCGAAACCCAGCCCCTAAAGAGGAACGCCATGTCATCTCGACCCGATCCGAAAATCTCAGCGGACACAGCGAATCCAGCGTCAAGCGATACTCCAAATGGACACGACGCGGACTCCGTTACTTCGTTCGCTGAGATCCCCAACGCGTTTGCACTCGTCCCCGGCGCGAGCCCCGGACAGTGGTACGCGGTGCAACTCAAGGGTGCGACTGCCCGCGAGGTAGTGCACCTCGAACCGAACGCGCGCCCGTCCGGCGCGTCGTGGGGCATGAACCGGATCCATTCCGCGATGGACAAGCTCTATCGCAAGCGCACTTGGGGGCAGTGATGAACCAGCTAGCGTTGGCTTGGCTTTTCTCGCTCGCAATCCTCGCAATCTGGGATGTGGGGCGCCGCCTTTCGCAGGCGTATTCGAACCGCGCAATCGCGGCACGGGTCGCAGCGCTTGAGTCTGTAGACCACGCAAGCACCGGCCTGCGTATCGCGGACCTAGAGCACACGGTTACCACGCTCAAGAATCAGATCGAAACGATGCGCGCCCGTCCTGGCTCGCGTTGGGGGGCCTAAATGCTAGGCGCGCAAGTCACCACGGAGGCGCTGGTACGCGGCGCAGATTGGGGCGCTGCGGAGGGCGAGCGGCCTAAGCCGTTCGACTTCTCGGAACGGTTCTGGCTCAAACGCCCGTATTACTCCGATGCGTACGCGCAAGAGGTGATCGATCGCTTCGGGGACTTCGGGGATCTGTGGCGGAACAACACCCCGGTTTCTAGCGCGGTGATGCAGGCCTACCGCCAGTACCATGGGATTGAGGAGGGGTCTGCAGAACCGGCGGTTACCCTTCTCGAAGCGGGCGAAAACGGGGAATTCCTCGCGTTGATCGTCAATCACTATCGCGGATTGTTGAGACACCAAATCGCGCTAGTGACTGCCGATCGGCCAACGTGGGATCCGCAAGCGCGGACGAGTGGCGCGGAAGCAGCGCGCCAAGTCTCGCTCACCCGCAACTTGCTGGACTTCGTCATGTCCGCCAAGCGCTTCGATCAAAAGCTGTACGATCAATTCGAAGGCGCGGGCGTGTGCGGGGCTGCGTTCCAGGCGCTTGGCTGGGATCCCACTGCAGCGGGCGGACGCGGGGACATTTGGGCCGCGGTGCTCATGCCATGGGAGTGCTGCCACGAACAGGTGCGTGAGTATGCAGACGTTACGTGGTGGATTTTCCGCCGCATGGAGAATCGCTGGGCGTGGGTGGCGCACTTTGCTGAAACTGATCCTGAAAAGGCCGAACGCATTGCAGACCATGATCTGGACGATGAGCTTATGTGCGGCGTCCAGGCCTATGACGTCGAGCACGTCAAGGAAAGCGACCGAATCCCCGTCCTGTACGTTTACGCCAATCCCACCAAAGCGTGCCCGGAGGGAAGGCTATCGATCGTTGCGGGGGCGAACGCGGACCTGATCTTGATGGACGGGCCCATGCCCTACGGGGACGTTTCGCCAATCACCCGGATTTGCCCCGCTGAGTTTGTCGGTACGTGCATCCCCTACGGGAACAGTTGGACACAGCTACCGATCCAAAAAGCTTTCACCGCGTGCGTGTCCGCGATCATGTCCCGCGTGGACATGTTCGGGGTTCCGAACGTAGCCAGCCAAGAAGGGGTAGAGTTTGAAGCTGGCGATCTCGGGGGCGCGAACAGCCTCAAGTTCCCGCCAGGTGCGCCGCCCCCGAGTGTGCTCGACTTGCTGACAATCCCCGGTGAGCTGCCAGGGTTTGCGGACAGTCTCAAGCAAGCGATGGAGGAACTGTCCGGGATCAACTCAGTTACCCGCGGCAACCCGACCGAAAACATTAGCTCCGGTTCCATGGCGGCGCTTCTGCAGTCCATGGCGATCCAGTTCAATAGCGCGGATGAACGGGCCTATACGTTCAACCTGGAAGCGATCGGGACCTTCGTTCTGCGCATCTATCAGCGCATGGCAACGATGGACCAGCTCGTTTCCATCGCGGGGCAAGACGAGCAGTGGACCGCGCAGTCATTCAAAGCGGAGGATCTGCAAGACGTTCAGCGCGTTGCCGTCAAGACAGCGTCCGCGCTCTCACGCAACATCGCGGGGCGCAAGGAACTTGCAGACAATCTTCTGATGAACAAAATGATTGAGGATCCGCGGGAGTATCTGCAGATCATCGAGACCGGCAACCTTAGCCCGGTGTTCCGCGGCCCGATCAACGAGCTGACGAACGTCAAGGCCGAGAATGAAATGATGCTGCGCGGGGAAACCCCGCACGCGGTGCTTTGGGATAACCACAGCCTGCACATCCGGGAACACCGCGGGGAGCTGGATACCAAAGCCCGGTATGACCAGCGCCTAGCGGGCGTGATCAATACCCACTTGATGGAACACTTTAACCTGTGGTCGCAAATGTCCCGCGAGTCGCCAGACATGCTGGCCGCCATCGGTGTGCAGCCGTTGCCGCAAGCCATGGCTACGGGCCAAGCGGCAATGCAGGCGCAAATGATGCCGGGTGCGCCCCCGCAGAACGGTCCGCCCCCGCAAGAGACCCCGAACGCAGTGGACCAAGAAGGGCCGCCCCCCGGTCCGCCCCCGATGCCGCCCGGGCAAGAACCACCCACGGGCGCGCCGAACCTTCCCAACATGCCTAGCAACCCAACCGGAGCCCCTGTATGAGCGAACCAAGCGTAACCCCAAGCCCCGCGGCCCCGAGTGGTCCCGCGTCCGGATCCGCCGCGGATCGTATCCTCGCGGGCATTGGCGACGGCTTCGATCTAGATGCGCCGGACGAAGGATCCGAGCCTACGTCCGCGGGTAAACCCAAGCCTGCCAAGCCAGCCAAGGCGCCCAAGCCGGAAACGCCGCAGCCGAGCGACCTGGAGGAATCAGACTTTGCGGACGAACCCCCAACCGAGTCCACAAACACGCCGCGCCCCCCGGATCCCGAGCCGCAACCGGAAGCGGAACCGGACGAACCGGAAAAGCCGCAATTCGGGCCCAAGGACAAAGGCACCAAAGAAAAGCCGCTCCACGTCAAGGATCTGCCCGAAGATCGGTTCCTCAAAATCCGCGTCAACGGTGAGGATGAAGTGGTTTCACTGCGGGACGCGGTGCGTGGCTTCATCCGTAAGGAAACCTTTGATCGCGTGTATGGCCAGGTCAACGGCAACGCGGAAAAGGCGCTCGGTCTGGCCTCGCGGGCGCTAGAGGAACGACAAAACACTGTCCAGCAACTGCAGCAATTCCTAACCAACCCTCGCGGTATGCTCGACTGGTGCATGAAACACGCGCCGCAAGTCGCGGACGAGTTTGCCAAGATCTACGCGGTGGAATATCTGCAGAAGTGGCGTGAGAAGCCGGAGGAAAAGCTCCGCTTTGAGCACGAACGCCAAATGACCGCGGTGCGGGAGAAGGAAGAAGCTCACGCGCGCGAACGGGCAGACTGGGAACGCGCGCGGGCGCTAGAAGAGAATACCGCGGCCAAGCGCAAGCTACTGGCTCCGGGCTACGCGGAGGGAATGAAGCTTGCGGGCTTCCCCAAGGTCACGGAGCAATTTCAGACCATGTCGCGGGCCATCCTTAACGAGATCGGCAAGCTTCGCCCCCTCACCCCCGCGGATGTGAGGGACGCGATCGTAACCACGGCAAGGGCGCTGCAATCGCCCAACGTGCAAGATCGTAAACCGCCCCCGGTTGCCAACACCGCTAGGGACGTAGTCCGTACTCCCGCCAAACCAAACGGGAAGGGAACGGACTGGAATCAGGTTCCCTATGCACAGCGCATGCGGGACCCAAATTATTTCTTGCAGGGCCGTAGGTAAGGAGCTTTTCTCAGCTCGATTGAGCCACTAAGAGACTCTAAGAACGTGCGCCCCACCCGGCGCGCTTCCCCTTGGCACCCTCGAAAGGCTCCGCAAACGCGAACCGTTTCGGAGGTGCCAGATGACACAGGGTTTCGGCCAAAATATGGATTTTGGGAGGTTCCAGAACCTTACCAAGATCGTCTATGCAAAGCGCGTTTCGGATCTGACCCCGGATGGGGATGAGCTGGCAAAAGAGTGCTCATTTACGAACGGCGAACGGCTAGGCGATGAGTATCACATGCCAGTCACGCTCACCCGCGAGGGTGGCGTAACGTTCAACGCGGACGGTTCGGTGTTCGCGCTGAACAAGCCCCGCGCGCGCGTCACGGAGAAGGCGAAGCTCCGGGGTAACGAGCTGCTTCTGCGTTCCGCCATGTCCTACGCGGTCATGAACCGCGCGATGACTGGAACCGGCTCGAAAGAGGGCGATCGAAAGGCTTTCGTCAACGCGACGAAAGACACTTTCGTCAACCTGACCAAGTCCGCGAGCTACTTCCGCGAGCTGGGGATCTTGTACGGTGGCGGTGCGGCGCAAACCGCCAACCTTGGCAAGATCGCGACCGTGAGTGCGGCGGGTACCGTCCTTACGCTCACGCTTACCACGGACTCTTGGTGCACGGGAGTTTGGGCAGGGTCGGAAGGTCTGGAATACGACTTTTACGACACCACCGCGACCACCAAGAAAAACACACTCGGCACCGATGCCGCGGGCGACAACGTCTACCGCCTGACGTCGCTCAATCCGCTCACGCGTACGCTGGTGTTCTCGTCCATCGCTGGCAACGTCACCGCGGCTGCGATTGGCGATATCATCCTATTCGCGGGCGCGTTCCAGAAAGAGCAGCTCGGGATCGAGGGGGCTTGCCGCGCAACGGCTCTCCTTTGGGGTATCAACGTTTCCAGCTACTATCTGTGGAAGCCACAGACGCTGAACGTTAACGGTCAGCTGACATTTGAGAAGATCTTGGCCGGTACCGCGAAGTCCGCCAGCGTCGGGTTTGAGGGGACGCTGAACGTCCACGTCAACCCGTACACCTGGCAGGATCTTGCCGACGATCAGGCCGCTCTAGTCCGCCACACGGACAAGGGCGGGGGCAAGGTCACGATGGGCTACAACTCGATCGAGTACGTAGGCCAAACCGGCAAGATGCGGATCAAGCCGAATAAGTACGTCAAGCAAGGCCTTGCCTTTGGTCTGCCTGACGGCAACTGCATGCGCGTTGGGTCTACGGATCTCACGTTCGAACAGCCCGGCTTTGGCCGCATGTTGCGCGAGCTGGAAAACGCCGCGGGCATCGAGGCGCGTATCTACATGGACAACGCGTTTTTCTGCGACCTGCCCGGCGCATTGATCATGTGGACCGGGATCGTCAACTCTAGTTCGAGCGCAACCTAAGGGGCCGCCATGGCTGACACTTGGCTGCAAATCCTAGTGAGGGTCAAGGATCGGGACTACATCTCGATCCGCGACAAGATCACGAGCGGCGCGGAGCTGGATTACCGGCATGCGCGCCGCGCATCCATGCAGATCGACAACCTGATCGATGGCCTGGTTTCCGGTACGCACACCGGCAATCTGTACCTGACAATTTCCGAGCATGCGGCGAACATGTTCGGTGCGACGGGGACGATTACTTGTGTTGTCGGTGGCGCGGCTGGGAAAAAGGTCACCTTTACCATTCTGGGGAAGGCGATCGATCTGATCGAAGGGCGAGACTTCGATCGCGGCGGTACGAACGACACGCTAGCGCAGGCTCTCTTGGCTGCGATCAAGGCGAGCAACGCGGGCGGGTACTACTTCGCGGAGATCTTGCCCGCGCCTGCCAACGTTGTGCAGCTGACCCCGCGCTATCCCGCGGGGCTCGCTCCAACTCCGGTGATCACCACCGACAACGCACCTAGCTTTGCCATCGTTGCGCCAGGTGCGGGAACCGCGCCCACGCTCACTAGCGCGGCGCTTGTCCATCTCCTGACGAACCTGGAGCCGAGCGCATGATTCGACCCAAACGCGAGGATGAGTCTGCAGCGGACTCTGCAGCGGTGGATAGCTTGCTCGGGTCCGCGCCTGAATCCGGAGAGTCCGAAGCGCCCGCGCCATTAATGGCCGGGCCCGGGGACGAAATGGACGAAGGTATGGACGATGAGCTAGGCGAACCGTCCGCACCGATCGAAGGCGAGGAACCACCCGCCGAAGATCCGGAGGTGCTTGTGGCGGATCTCAAAGCGACGATCGCCAAACTAGAGCAAGCGGTCCACATGCTGGCGTAAGGGAGAGTCCGCGTGTCTACTGACTTCAACATGGCGCAGTGGACCGCGGACGATCTCTTAAAAGAGGTGTTCGCGGCTTGCCGCTTTCCGGCAACGGGGACCGTGGACTACACGCCCGCGGTGATCTATCGGCGCGCCACCGATGCGATCTGGAACTGGGCTACGCACCAAGTCGCCACCGCGCGGGACGGGCGCATGGCTGCGTTCCTTACGCGGGACGTTGCCACGCAAACGATCACCAGCGACGGGAGTGAGTTTGAGCTCCCACCCATGGCGGTAGCGGACTCGCTCGATTCCGTGACCTGGCAAAGCGCGGATGGCGGCGCGCCCCTGCGTCTACAGCTCATTCCACTAGGGCAAGAGGGGCTCTATAACGAAGACAGCGGGCAAGGTGTCCCGTCCTTTTACTTGCTGCTAGACGGGCGCGTGCGCGTCCTGCCTGCGCCCCGCAGTGGCGGGAAGATCAAAATCACCTATCTGCGCCGCCATGGCCAGATTGTACCGGCATCGGACCAAAACACTGCGGCAATCACGAACCTTACGAACGTGGGCGGTCCGCAGCTCACGTTGTCCGCCCCTTCGTTCGTGTTCCAGGTCGGCCAATGGGTAGACATCGTATCCAAGTTTTATCCGTATCGGTTCAAGCTGCATGGAGCGCGGATCACCGCGGTCAATAGCGGCTCGAGCACGATCACACTTGGCGCGGAGGCGTTTGCAGACGTCAATCTGCTCAGCCCCATTGGCGATATCGTCTGCCTGTACGGAGTGACGCGGTTCGTCCACTTGCCGCTTGAAATGCGCGTATCGCTGACCAAGCGCATCGCAATGGATATCCTGAACGAGATTGGAGACGTCCCGCTAGCGCAGCGGTACGAAGCGTTCGCGGAAGGCGAAGCGGCGCGCTCGCGGGACATGCTCAGCCCGCGGGTGAAGTCCGATCGCGAGAAGGTTATCAGCCGCAATAGCGTCGCCCGTAGCGGTGCGCGTGTGCGGCGCGGCTGGCGCGTATGACAGCCATGGATGAGCGCTCCGATTTTCAGGGGCTGTTTACCAACCTCGCCGAATCCAAGGCGCCCCCCGGTGCATTGGTGGAAGCGCAGAACGTTGTGATCCGTCGCCCGCGCTCTATCGAACCGCGGGACGGGGTAGTGCTGGATCCGAACCTGAATGGTTCGGAGCTGGTCACGTACTCATATGCCGGTAAAGACTATCTGGTACGGGACGCGATTGGACCCTTTCGACATAGCGAAGCGGGAGGCGCGACCATTACGCCGGACCTTACCAGACTGCGCCGAGACATCGACTCGCGGGCAGAAGCGCGCGGCATCCTGTACCAGCCCACGGGCGTTGGAGTTAAGCGTCTGCTCCCCAACGCGACAGCTTGGGAAAACTCGGGACTGCCTATCGCTAGCGTGATCTCTTCGGGCGTTCCCGGATACGGATATCCCGCGCCGTACGAATATGACGGGCTTGGTTCTTTTAGCGCGACCACGCTTTTGCAACTGCCAGCGGGTCAAGGTCCCGTCCCGTCCGCCGCGTACTGGTTTAGCATCCATTTCAATCTAGATGCCATGCCCGCGGGTACGGAGTGCCTGGTGTCCCGTACGCGCGGCACGGGCGCAACGCTGAACGGCTATCAGTTCAGCCTCTACAATGGCTTTTATCGCATGCGCTGGTTCGTTGCCGGGGTGGCCACGGACGTCAGCTTTGCGATTCCCCCTTCGGACGTTTCGCGCGCGCACGTGGTCACATTCACGCAAGGCGCGGGGACGGGACGTCTTTACGTGGACGGGGTACAACTCAACTCCGGCGCGGGTGCGCCGCCAACGTCCGATCCCCTGGACGTGCTGACGATGGGAAACATCGCCATTTCGGGCGCACCGGCCGAACCGCTGCGCAGCGCCACCCTGATCGCGTTCGCAGGGGGCACCGGTACGCCTAGCGCTGCGGACGTGCTGGCGATCTACGATGACACCAAACTAAACGGGGATCTGTCCACGGTCGGTGTTGTCGCAACGAACAAGTGGTATTTCAGCCAGCTCCCCCCGCTTACGTACATTGGCGCGCACCACTTCAATGCGGTAGTGGGTCCCGCGCCAGCGTTCGCGCATGTGGCGGCCTTCTATCCGGGGGACGTTCTGCCCGAAGACTATCCCCCGGAGCTTTGGTTCCCGCGAGGGTACCACGTCAATTATCGGCTCGTTGGGTACAGTCAGGATGCGACCGGACTCATTCGGCGCAGTGCGCCTAGTGCCGCGTATGAGGTGACCATGCCCGCGGACGCGGGGACTCTCATGGGTACGGTAAGCCTGACGATCAGTGGGCTGCGAACGCCTATGCCTTACCCGTACGTGGAGATCTACAGGTCCCGCGCCTTCCCGATCGGCACCACGATTGACGATGAAATGCAGCTAGTGGGCCGCGTGGATTCGGGCTTTGTCGTGTTCCTCGATACCGTGCCGCAAGAGTCCCGAGGGGCCACCCTGTACACCTCCCCTTCGCGGGGTGGAATCATCCAGGCGAACGATCAACCGCCCGCGTGCGCGCTTGTGGTGCGGTTCAAGGGCGCATTGTTCTTTGGGAACACCCGCGGACCCGCTACACAGGTTCTAAGTTTCAACGCGGACCCTACCGCCAACATCGCGGGCCAAGCCAATGGGATCGGCCTTCGACTCGCAACCGCAACCCTGACCGCGGGAAGCGCGGTAGCTGTGCTCGGTAGCGCTGCCATGAATGTGGGACTGCAGCCCGGCATGGAGTTTCTGTCCACGTTCGGCGCAACCTTCCGCAGCACGATCGTTTCCATCGCTGGCGTCAACGTGACCCTTGCCGCGGCACCTACCGCGCCAGCCGCGGGAGCGGGCGGTGTTGAGTTTCGGGACACGGTTTGGTTTGGCGGGACGAACAACTACGCCTATCCGTGGGCGCTCGCCAATGTCTACTCACTGGGCGGAACGGACTTCATCACTGTTTCGCAGATCGTCCCATCGCCCGAAGCCAAGGATTACACCTTTGCCGTGGTGTCCGATACGCGTGCGCCCGTAGCTGCCCCGTACACCATTCGCGCAACGCACGGTCCCGAGTACGTCCCGCCCTTGCCGCTGTTTTTGGGTACTCCGAAGCTTTGGGAGCAAGACGTTTTCCCGGGCGGGATCTATTGGTCCAAAACAGACGAACCCGAACACGTGCCAGCGCTCAACTTCGCATTTGTAGGAGACCAGCGAAACGCGATGTTGGGGCTCGTAGCCACGCGGGACGCGATCTATGTACTCAAGGAGGATGGCATTTGGCGCCTTACCGGGGTCAACGGGGTTTGGCGCATTGACCCGTTCGATCCCACCACGATTTGCGTACTTCCCAATAGTGTCCGCCCGCTGTTCGGGCGCGGGTGCTTTCTTTCCCGCAAGGGTGTGGTCTGCGTTGGGGACGCGGGTGTTGAGCTGGTCTCGGGTCCGGTCAACGATATTTTGCGTCCCATCGTGGACGGTATCCAGACCCGTTTTCTTAGCTCGGGTCTGTACGAACTAAACGGAGTCCTTGGGTCATGCGCTGCGGTGTTTGAGCGCGAAAATGAGTACACGCTCCTCACGGGTGCAACGTTGCCGCTCCTGGTGTTCAATCAGAATACGGGCGCCTGGACCGCGTGGAAATACGATCAGACAAATTGCGTAGCCGTCAATCGCTTCTCCCGGAGCGACAAACTTGTGTACTCGGTAGGCTCGCCGGGTGGCGTGGTAACCGCGCTATCTAACTATATCCCCCTCGCGAATTCGATCAGTTCACAGTATCGGGCGGACCGCGAACGCGCCGTCACGATCTCATCGTTCGACGCTGCGCTGAATCAAGCCACGCTTTCCGCGTCCCCGGGTGTGACTTTCGCGGGCGACATTCTGATCGATGCCGCGGGGCAAGTCTGGATTCAGACTGCAAACTCCAGTACCGCGGTGATCCCCGTCAAGTCCACCGCTACGGGTGCGTTCGCGCCAGGTGCGGGCTTTCTATTCCGTGCGCTGCGGTGTCGGGTGGTCCCCGCGGCGTTCATCGCGCCAGCGAGCTTGCAGAAGCATTACCGCGCGGTGATCTCAGCCTTCCCCGTATTCGTGGGCGGGACGAACGTTCGCATTGGCTATCAGTCATCCATGGACCCTGTCTATGCCTATGAGGATATGCGGGTGTACGCGCCCAAGGGTTACGTGGATGCGCCCATGGGGTACCAGAACAGTGCGCTAGTCCCTCGCGGACATGCGCGCGCGTGGAATCTGCACGCGGCGATCGAGTGGTCGCACGCGTTCGGCAACGCGCGCCTTGAGGGGGTGTTTGGGGAGTCTACGGACATTCTCCCCGACTCGCCCAATGAAGTGGTGGCACCATGATCGGCCCGCGCCACACGACTGCGCTTGCAGATCCCAAAGCGTCCGCGCTGCAGCACAGTGAGAACGCGCGGGATACCCTGCAAGCGCTCACAACCAAGCTGACCGCGCATTGGGCGCTTGTCGAGCGCTACACCGCAGCGGGCGATCCTATGGCCAAGATCGCGGTGGGTATTGGCGCGCTTCCCGTCGCGGTTGTCTTGGTCAACGTGACCCCGGTGCACACCAAGATCGGACAAGTAGCGCCGCGGGTAACCGGTTCGCTTGGGTTTTTGTGGGACGCGCCCACCCAAACAATTTCTGTGTACGAACCCGCGGGCCTTATCGCGGGTGACGTCTATGCGCTGACTTACTTGGTCGGGGAACGGAGCTAGCCATGGTTGGTTTGGCGGAAGGCATCGCAAAAGGGAAGCAGGCGCGTCTGCAGTTGGAAGCGGCCAAGAAGGCGCAAACCGCGGCCAAAGAAGATCGCGAGCGCTCCGTTTTCATGGCGCAGCAGGCTGATTGGAAGCCTGAATATGCATCGGACCACGTTGCGCCTTATCAGCGTTCCGAGAGTCCGATCGCGGACGCGTTTCTCAACTCATTCGTGAGCGGTGACAACGCGTCTGCAATCCAAGGAACCAGACGCGGCGCACCTCAAATGCAGGCGCAAGCGCAGCAACGGTCCGATCAACGCTTTGGGAACATGGATCAGTTGCTCGCGAAAGAGCAGCAGATCCAGCAATCCACGCCATGGGCGGTGCAACCATTCACGCGCCAGATTTCGAAGCCGGACCTTTCGCAGGCTGCTTTCAAGGCAGACACCGCGGGCGGACTGAACGCGGATCAAATGAAGCAGCTGCAAGCCGCGGGTTTCAAGTTCACGAGCGATGGTCTGTTCCGCACGAATAAGAGCGGACCCACGTCCAAGGCGATCATGAAAGAACTGGGCGTGGGCCCGGACAGTGATCAGGGGCGGCGCTTGATGGCTGAGATTGCCAAGGAACTTCAGGGCGGATTGATGATCAAGGACATCAAGAAGCCGGAGGTTTTGGCTGAGATTCAACGGCGCGCAGGCGCCAGACAGGTGACTCCAAATGGCGGGGGGTAGGACATCACCGGGCGCGCGTCTTGATCCAGTCCGTATTAGCAAGGGTACGACTGGCGCGGGACGCGAGAAAGTCACGGAGCGCGATCCCGATCCGCTTACAGACGTGAGCGGGTATGGCGTTGTCCCCGATTTGTCTGGCGTCAACTTCGACAATATCGATTATGGCGATCCCAAAGCCCCCGCTGCGCAGGACCCGATCGAGGCGCGTTTTGGCAATGACATGGGCTGGCTGGATCCAGCGCTCCAGCAACGCGAGATCACCAGCGCGGACGCGTTGCAATATGGCACGTCTGCAGACCCCAATGCGGAGGGTGCGCAGAAGCAAGCCATTAACGAGATGTTCGGCCTGTACAATCAGGGCGGACTCACCGCGCGCGATCGCGCCGCACGCGCAAAGAACCGCGCGGAAGCTGAGAACCTGATCCAGGGCCAAACGTCCGCAGCGCAGCAAGATCTAGCGGAGCGCGGCATGGGTGGGGGCGGCGCGGAGATTGCGGCGCTACTTGGCGCGCAGCAAGGGGCCGCGGGCAGGCTTTCGGGCGCGGACTTGCAGACCAGCGCGGACAGTGAACAGCGGGCGCTTGACGCGCTTATGGGCGGCCAGCAAGCCACCGCGGGTCTGCAGAACCAGCAAAACCAGTTTGTGCAGAACAATGCCAGCATGATGCAGCAAGCCGCGAACAGTAACGCGGACTGGATGCGCCAAGGCTACGCAAACACGCAAGCGAGTCGCAATCAGTGGGACTTGCAATCGCTGCTGTCCAAAATCGGGGTGGCGCAGAATCAGCAGAACAACGCGCGCAACGATCAGCAGTATGGCTATGGGCAAGGTACGGACTTGGCGCAAGGCGGCGCGAACGCGTTCAACGCAGGCCAGTCCAACGCCAACACCACCCCCCTCGCGGCATTCACCGGACAGACTCCGGGTGTGCAGCAGGCGACGCAAGCGCGCACCGGGTACACGGGCGGTACGCAGGCTGCAGCGGGCCAATCGATCAGCGGTCCAATCAAGATGGCAGCGGACGTTGTGACGAGCGTGTACGGAGGCGGTGGCGGAAGTGGCGGGGACAAGGATAAAAAGAAATGAAGCGCCCCAACGATGACGATGTCTATCGCGAGTTGTTGGGCGAGCCGGCCACGATCGAACCGATCGAGATCTCCGGTAGCGCAGCGCCAGCGGGTGAGATCTCCGATCTCGACTTGCTGGATCCTGCGAATGGTCCACAACCGGAAGCCACCGCAATCGATAGCCCCGAGAGTGAAGTTGATGCGCTGATCGCGGACGAAACCGCGAAGATGGAAGCGGAGGGGGCGACTGAAGCGGCAAAGGCTGCGGCGCGCGCACGCATTACGGAGGTGATTGCCGCGAGGGGCAAAGGTCCCGCGTCTGCAGAACCCGGCATGTATGAGAGCGCATTCCGCAAGGCACACGGGGATCGTCCAAGCAACCTGCACAAGTGGCTTGGGGCGATTGGTGCGGGCATTTCGGGCGGTACTACGGACGCGGGGCGCGCGCAGCGGGGCTATGACGACAACCTAGCGTCCGCACTCATGCGAGACGCGGAGCAGGCGGACAAGCACGGGTATGTCGATCAGGCAACCGCGGAGCTTTTGCACCAATACCTTGGGATCGATCCCGAGGTAGCCGCGAACATGCGCAAGGATTCGCAGGCGGTTGGCATGCTCAACAACCTTGGGTCCATGCAGCTCCGGGAGCGTGAGTTTGAGGAACGGGACAAAGATCGCGACTTGACCCGCGAGATGATGGGGCGGAAGTGGGAGGATGAATTTGGCCTGCGTCGCGACATTGCCGCGCAAACCAGCGCGGATCGCCGGTACTCGGTAGACCACCGCAAGAAAAGCGGGAGCGGTGGCGGCGCGGGGCTTGGTGGCGACGCGAAAGCGGAGCTTGAAAACGCGATCGATCAGACTGTGGCGATCAAGGCAAGCGGTGTCGGCGGGAAACCGTTCACTGCTGAGATGGCTACCGCGTTGCGCACCGGGACGCTGGACGAGTCCACGGTGGATCCGCAAGCGCTGCAAATCGCAAAGCAGTCACTTGCCGCGGCGCAACTCGCGGCGCGTCGAGACCCTAAAAAGCTTGTGGGCGAAATGCTCGGGACGAGTCGAGCGGAAGCCACAAACCAGGATGCGCCCGGTAAGAGCGCTTCTGTACAGGGGACGAACGTTGACGATCGGGTGAAAGAAGAAACGTGGATGAAGAGTCAGCACCAATCGCTGAATGAGGCGATCAGTGCGTGGGGCTCACTCACGCCGACTGAGAAGGCGCTCATCGTCAACCTTCCCGATTCCATGTCCGGGAACAACTTCGGAGGCATGATCCGAAACACCGCCCTTGCGGGCAACCCGAAAGCACAGAACGCGGTGGCCGCGCTCGCGGCGCTGCAGAACGTAATCATCAAGGATCGGTCCGGCGCGTCTGTATCAAACCAGGAAATGCAGCGCATCTATAACGAAACGGGACAAGGGTTCGGCAAGAGTCCGAAGACTCTCACGCGCTGGCTAAACAAGCTTTCCAGCGCGTACGCGGGCCGCGTCGAGACCTTGCGGAAGTACTACAAAGGGATCGGGGAATAGGTCATGTCTAAGGACCGATTCGCGTTGCCCGTACTTTCGGAGGATGGGGAAACCCCGGCGGAAAACCCGACGCCTCCCGCTGAGTCCGGTGATCAGACTCCCGCGAATGGGGACGATAGGTATCAGCTGCAAGCGCTGACAGAAGAGGATGACGCGTCCAGCCCCGAAGCGTCATGGGAGGATGTCCTAGTCTCCTACGCTCGCGGGCTATCCCCGACGCATTCCAGGCTCGGGGAGCGCCTAGGCAACTGGGCTGCAGACCACACGGAGTATGCACGTCCCGAGGGTGCCACCGTTGCGGGCAAGGGCTTCATTGACTCGATTCCAGACACGATGAGCACGCGCGGGGCGAAGCTCGCTGGCAACGTGACGATGGCAGTCCCCGCGGCGTATCTCGGGGGCTCTACCCTCGCGGGCCAAGCTGCGGTTGGCGGACTGTCTGGCGCGCTTCTGAATGAGGGCGGGATCAAGGAGCGCTTGCAGAGTGGCGGAATCGGCGCGCTCATGAGTGGCGCGGGTGCGGGGCTTGCCAAGGGTGTCACGTCCGGACTCGGCGCGCTTGGGTCTGCACTCAAGCCCGCGGCCAGCTCGGTTGACGATGCGGTGGGCGTTGTCGGCGGGTACTCTGACGATGCGGCGCGCGCTGTAAAGGGGTACCTTCCCGATTGGCTCGCGCCCACTAGCCAGGCTGCAGCGCAACGCGCGGACGATGCCGCGGTGTTGGGCACCGTTGACGATGCGGTGGCGTCCAAGTGGCTTAGCGGACTCAAGCCCGCGCCCGCTGCAGAAAGCGGCGCTTTGGGTGGTTTGGGCGATGTTGCCAAGCGGGGCTTGGGCGGTGCAGTCGCGGGCGGACTCGTGACGAAAGCCGCGGGCGGCGACTGGAAAACGGGCGCGGCACTGGGCGCGCTTGGTGCGGGGGGCGCAAAGAACATTTCGGGCGCCATGCTCGCGCATGCGCCAGCGATCGCAGCGCGTACCGCGCCCATCGTAAGCGGTGGCCTGCGTTGGGCTGGACAGTCTGCAGCGTCCGCCGTGAGTGAGCGGGCGCAAGTCCCCTCGAACGATGCGGCCATGACGTGGGCGCTAGAGAGCGTGCTGCATGGCGGCAACACCGGACTCCCTCCGGAGGATGAAGCGCGCCTAACCGCCGCGGTGTCGAGTGGCGATCAGGACCGCATCAAATCGATCAACTACCAAATGCAAATGATGCACCCCGAGTATGCGACGCGCGTTCGGGGTCAGCTCGAAGCGGTCCAGAACCAGGAGAATTAGTTATGTCCGGTGGAAGCATTGAAGCAAGGGACGCGGCGCTACGGTTCCCGAGCGCGGTTGCATCCTGGCGCGGAAACTTCCGCATCGGGGTAACCACCGCATCGCAGGCCATCCCAATCGGCGAAGACATGCGGGGCAAGTTTATCCGCGCCGCGTACGTGGGCGCGGTGGGATCGGACGTGCAGATCGCCGGTGGCATTTCGTCCACGGTGATCGTCCGTAACCAAGTGTCCACACCCCTTGCGCCAAGCGCTGGCGCGGCACCCACGCTCACCCCTGGCGACAAGCTGGAGGGGATTCTAGACGGGGACACCACGCACCTAGTTCTGATTGGTAGTGCGGGGGGCGGGTTTATTGAGATGTTCGTGAGTGAGGTATAAGCAATGTCCCGTCGCTGGCCATGGCGCGAACGTAGGAACGCGAATCAGACGCAATCGCAATCCGCGTCGGAGGCGATCGTGTCTGCCTTCCGCGCGCTCTTTACGTCTGCAGACGTGTGGCTTGACGCGGACAACTACAATCCGGCAGGCGCGAAGATCGGATCCTTTGTCAACGTGGTGGATCCGACCAATCTTTGGAGCCAGGCAACACCCGCCGCACAAGTGCCACTGCCAAACGCGGATCTTGCTTTCGGTGGCGCGCGCAGCACGGTGTGGACTGGCACGGAGTACTACGCCAGCAACCGCCCCGCGGCTTTGGGCAAGTATCGGCATGATGGATCCGGGGTCACGGAGTGCGCGGTTTGGGTGCCACTCGCAACGTCCGCGACGAACAACATTTTTCTAGCTGACGGCAACGGTGCGCAAGCGACCGCGATCTTTTATTTCGGCGGCAATGGGACATCCGGCAACTTGCGTGTGTTGCTGCCAGCGAACTGGAATTCACTCGCTAACCCATACGACAACCCGATCGACGCTGGCGCGGTTAGCATGTGGACGTATAGCGAAGCGGCGTCCCCCAAGTGGACACTGAGAAAAGGAACGATCGTTTTCGTTTCTGGTAGTACCACGGCACCCAACCCGGCCGATCCGCCATCGCCTACGCACTTGGGCGCAACGCCTGTGCTCGACTCTATGAGCAACATGCGATTGCGCGCGGTGTACAGCTGGCACCGCGTGCTGTCTGCGACCGAGATCGAAGTGGTTCGAAAGTTTATCGAGCTGCAAACCGGACTCGGTAGCATGTTCCAGCAAGTTCGGGCGCTCGCAGCAGGTCGGCCCGTATTCACTGCAGACTACTATGCGGTAGACGGTGTCAGCTCAAAACTGGCAGCACTGATCGACTGGAACGATCCCGCGCACACGGTTTCGCAACCAGTGAGTGCGAACCAAGCCGCGGTCCCCGCGCCTCACCCGAGCTACGCAAACCAGCGATGCGTGAGCATGGTCGGGGACGTCTATTATGTGTCGAATCGAAGCGTGGCGTATTGGGGCACGTTGCAAGCTGAAACCGGATATTCATACGACACCTTTTGCACTGTCGCGACGGCAACTCAGTGCTTGTGGGAAACCGGCAACGGTTCCGAGCTACCCGCATCGATTGCCCGGTATCTCATCACTGGGAACCCCAACTACGCGGACGTGCGCCCGCGGGTAAGCCCCGCGGTGGTGACAACGCTCAACCGGGCGGGTGTTGCTGTGGACGTGGGTTTCCTAACCCGCTATCGACGCACCCCGACAACCGTTTACCTCCGCGCTTCGAATGGCGGCGCGGAAACGTCCGGCGCGCTCACGGTGTCCATGGATGGATCTGCGTCCGCTAGGCCGCTCACGGTGGGGCGCTCTAGCCTGGTGTCCAGCAACCGCATGCGTCACTTAATGTGGTTCCCCGACCTTGACCCCGCGGGGCTGGTCACGGTTGACCAATACATTTATTCGGACTGCGGGATCCCGCTACCCCCGATCAATGAGGTGATCGCAATCGCAGCGGGCAAGCCCGTATTCACTGCCGACTACTATGCAGTAGACGGCGTGACTTTGAAGGTTGCGGGCTGGATCGATTTCAGCGACGTTACGCATTTGCTCGCGCAATCGACAAGCGCGGCCCAAGTGGCGATCCCCGCGGCGCACGCCGACTATGCTGGCGCCAGGTGCGCGACATTCACGGGCGCTGAGACGTACGTGAGCAACCGCCCCCCGCTGGCTTTTGAGTTTGTGCACGATGGCTCCGGGCTAAGCTTGTTCGATTGCTTCACAGCGACAACCGCCGCGGGCGTGCATTCGCTTGTGTGCACCACATCGTCAGCGGGTGTCCGCGGGATTGCCTGTTACTCGGTTACCGCGGACCTGCGTAGCAGCGTCGAGAAAACCGGAGCAAGCGTCTACCCTGATTCATCGGTTGGCGCCATTGCGGCGAACGTCCCGACCTACCGCGAGCTTTCGCACGGGACCGCTCGCAGCCCGCAGTTTGATCTGCGCGCCAAGGGAACCACGATCACCTCCGGCGCGTACGCGTCCGTCCCCGAAGCGGGCGCGCCTGGCCACACGTTGCGCATTGGGAGCAACAGTGGATTCACGTTGCCGTATATCGGTCGGTGGCGCGATCTCATCGTCACCGCGGGCGTGACCCCCGCACAACGAACCACGATCCAAAATTACTACCTAGCCACCACTGGGATCACGCCATGACCAAGCGATACCACGTTGCCCCCGCGCCACAGCTCGAAGCCATCCGCGTTGCACTCGACCAAGCCAACGGCTTGCGCGACTCCGCGGGCAACCCTACGCCGCGACAGTGCCGCATCTTCAAAGATGGGGTAGACGTGTCGGGCACGGTGCACGATCCAGCCACGCACGGTTTCCCCGTGCTCACTACCGACACGATCCAGCCCGCGATCGTGGTGGGTGGCCAGGCTGCTCTAGAGCTGCCAGCGGTCCCCGAAGTTGACGCGCACCTTGGGACCACGATCCACGGGACCGCCCTACCGCCAGGTGCGGGACTAGTGACCATTGGCCGCCCACGAGATAACAACCTTTTGCCACCGCAGATCACCGCGTTGCTCGACGTCCGGGACACCGGGACGTGGTCCGATGCGGAGCGCGTTGCGGAGCTAGGGGCAGCCCGGGCCCGGGCGGTGCGGCGTGCGCTTGAGGGGTAGCGCGCTCGGCTGGCTGCTACTCCTCGCGGGCGCCTGCACCTTGACCGTGACGCACACCTTTTCGATCGGTCCACCGCCCGCGAGGGAAGCGCCTCGGCTGGTGTGCTCGCAGCTGCAATGCCCGGATGGCGGCGCGGCGCTAGAGCTGGCGGGGGGACGTTGCCGATGCCTTTAGCGAGGCGTCCCAAGGCCTGGACACCCCCGCGCGTGGGAGGAAAAAACTCCCACTGGGATCTCCCACTGGGCGGGTTTCTCAGTGGGATTTTGCGGGCTTTTGGGGGTCACACTGGAACAATGGCCCGTTTTGTCGAAACCCCTTGTTTGCAAGCCCCAAACGCCCCTTTGCGTTCCTAGATTGTCCGCGTCCGCGTGAGTTCGGCATTTTCACCGATGTAGGGGTCAGCACCCCAAAAACGCCGTAAAAAGCGGGGTCTCACCGGCCAGATTTGCCGGATCTCCCATAAAATCTCCCACTGGCCGCGGAAATGGGGATCACGTCACCCGTGGGAAGTAGTGCGCCCATGCTCTTCTCCATCGCTTGCCCCACAAGCCCCTTGGGGTTCGCTCCGTAGGCTAGGGTCTGCTCTAGCGTCGCGTGCCCTAGCTGGCGCTGGGCGGCGCTTCCCGGAAGCGTGGAGAGCAGTAGGGCCGCGGTGTGCCGCGCAAGGTGCGTGGCGTTGGCCGTTGCCACGCCTGCCTTGGCTTTGCTTTCCGTGACGTGTCGGTGGAGGGTGTCGTAGCTGACCACGGGGACGTTTGAGCCCCGCGAGGATTGCAGCCGCGGAAACAGGAACGTGTGCGGCTCGCCGCCATAGGCTTGCGTCGCGCCGCGCTGCTTTGCGATGTGTGCGCGAATGAGCGGGACGAGTAGCGGCGGGAGATCGATCCAGCGGTCTACGTTCCCCTTGGGTGGTGCCAACTCGCCAGCGCTCAAGGTTTGGTAGACGTGCAACCGGGGCAACTTGGGATTCTTGAAATCGAACGCGTCCCGCTCCAGCACGCACGCCTCCGCAAAGCGCACCGCGGAGCAGCACAGAATGATCCACAGCAGATAGGTTTGCGGGAACGTGCGCTGATACACCGCGAGCATGCGCGCAAGTTCCTCCGGTTCGAGGTGCTTGCGTGACGCATCTTCGCGCGCCGCCTTGAGTCGCTTCCGAAGCGCTTCGGGATCGTCCACTTTGAGGCGTGCGCCGAATGCGTTCGATTCGTTGATCGGGTTCGCGGTGACGCGCCCAATCTGGTTTTTGATCGCCCATGCGTAAAGCGATTGGATCGCACTGCGAATGCCGTTCGCGTAGTTGATGCGTGTCGACTTGCGCAAGCGTTCGAGCCATGCGCCCCACTGCGCGGACGTAACCGCATGCAGCGATTGCTGCCCCATGTCCGGCTTTACTCGGGATCGGCCTATCGACCGATAGGTGCGGCGCGAGCCCGCGCGCTTCACTGTGTCAGTCCACGCGTCCCACGCTGCAGCAACCGTCACGGCTTGCCCGCGAGTGGTGGGGTCGGTGGCGACGCCAGCGATCGCCTGGCACTTCTGCGCCGCGATCTTGGCCGCCCCCTCGCGGGCTTCCTGAATCGAGTTGGCCAGGATCTTGGACGCTATCGTATCCACGATGCGCTTTTTCGTGACATCGTCCGTGACAACGATGCGCGCACTGTACCGCAGCAATCCGCTTTTCTTATCGAGCCCGATCTTTTTCAGATCGAACACGCTAGGCGTGTGCATGTTGGCCGCTCCGAAACGCGCGCAAAGTAGCGAGCGAAAACTGATTGCTTTGCATGCCGCCACCGCGGCGCGCGCGGTGATCGGGAACGATGTTCCCGCGCGCGACATGGTGTCTAAGCGCCCCTTGCGTGATCCCGAGAAACTCTGCGGCCTGTTTCGTGTGCAGCCACAGTTCCTCTTTATTGATGGCTCGTTCCATGGTGCTTGTTCCTATGCGTTCCATCTTCGGGTCTAAAAAACCCCGTCCGGAACAGGGATTCCGGACGGGGACACACCCACGCACCAATGCGCGGGCCCGTCATTCAGAATGGGATGTTGTCGTCGTTCCCTTGCGGCGCGCGTTGCTGATAGCCACCGCCAGCGGGCGGACGTTGCTGATAGCCACCGCCAGCGGGCGCCGCGGGCGGTGCATAGGTCCCGGGCTCGCGAGGTAGGAACCCGTTGATATACACACCCGGCGTGGACACGATCGCTACCCCTGGATCCAGCTTGATCGCGAGCGATCCCTTTTCTTCATTCATGAACACGATGCCAACGCGCGTATAGCGTTGCTTGTCGCTTCCCTCGATCTTGCTGCTGACGATCAGATCCCATCGCTTGCCGTTCGCTGACATTTGGCGTCTCCTGGTTATGGCGTATTTGCGGCGCGAGTGTTCGCGTCGATTCGGGCGATCAGATAGGCCACCCAAAGCTTATTGAGCGGGGGCGCGCTCGCGAGGAAGCCGCGCGATTCGGCCATGGCGCGCAAGGTGTCGATCGTCACCTCCGAATACGCACGGCCCTGGTTCTCACCGCTCGTGAACTTCGGGGGACGTCCCGGGGGGATGAGTAGATTGTACTCGTCCAGTTCCCCGGTGAGCTTGACCGGGGTCATGGCGTGAATGGTGTTCGCCATTTCGTTGTAGCCGGTGACTGCGCGCGGGTTGGGCACGGGGCGCGGGGCGTTCGGCACTGCGACGGGCCGCGAGGGGCGAGCGCTACGGAGCTGCGAGATGGTAGCGCCCCGGTGCTGCGGTGGCTTCACCGCGGAAGGCGCGGGCGCTGGCGGCGCTGGCGGCGCTGGCGGCGCTGCTTCGGGACGCCCCATGTTCGCGATATCGTCCATCGTGCGAACGCTACCGCCCGCGGCTGCGTTGGCGCGCCGCACTGCAGCGCGTGCTGCGCTGCGCGTCTCGCGTTGTTCGTTGTCCGCGCGTGGCTGCTCACGGTCGGCGGGGTGCGGGTTCATTGCCACTATCGGGGGCCCGTCGCGGGTGTCGCGACGCTGAATGCGGGTGTCACGCCCCATTGCAGCTTCCCCGTCATCATCTTCAGCCGCGAGGCCTAGCGCTGCCATCAGGCCATACCGACGCGCGTAGGTAATCGCGCTCGCCGCCGCTTGCGGGGTCGTTTTCTCCACCGGGAACCCCACCGTAGCGCGAATCCATTGTCCGCTCGGCGCATGACAGATCTGTGTGCACAGCCCGATCCCCCTCTCACTTGCCGCGGGCAACTGCACCACGGTCAAGCCGTGCTTGATGAGCACGGGGCGCACCGCGGCCAACACTTGGCGCAGATCTGCAAACGTGTTTCCGAAGTGGTCGTTTCGCGCATTCTTGACCGGTTGTTCTACTTCTGCGCTGAACGCGACTAGGGCCGAAAACAACTCAGTGACCTTTTCACTTTGCTCAACGCTCATTGTAGTAACCCCTTGCCTGACGTTCGGTTTCAATCTCAGCCCACGTGCGATCCACTTCGTAGCGGATCCGCTCAATCACCCCCTCGTGCCGCGCGATCGGATACGCGCGCAAGAGAAGTCCGCCCATTGTGTGCATGACGAGCAGACACCCGAGCTTGCACCCGGTAACAGCCATCTCAGCCTGTACCTGGAGCTGATACATAAGCGGGGGCTGGTGTCCGTACTTCTTGACCAGCTCGTAGGGCTTGCAGCTCGCTACTTTGATCTGCGCCACCGCGTGGCCCCAAGGGGTTTTGACGTACGCGTCCGGCGTGGCACCCAAGCGTGTGCAGACCAGATCAGAAAGCTGACTCTGCGGCGCGCGGACGATGTCCCATGCGAATTTTTTCCGCGCGCGCGTGATCACCCATGGCTCGGCTGCACTGGCATGGTCCCCACCCTCTCCAATGTCTTGGTAGGGGTAGAGTCCAACCTTGCGCCCGATCAGACGTTCGCGCGTCTCGTACTCGTTCGCGTCAAACAAGCATCCAACTTCAGACGCCCCGATGCGTTCCATTCGCGAGGCTAGCCAAGCGTCGTGGCCGCACTCCCGATCGTGCGCCTTGCGTTCCTCAGGCTCGACCATGAATCCACAGAATGTGCACAACGCGGGCTTGTCTTCATCCTCGCGGAAAAAGCCAGCTTCCTCGGGTGTCTGGTAAGTGTGTCCACTCACGGGACACCGGCCATCGCAGCGGTCAGGTAGTCGCAATGTCTGCGGACCCACTCCGCGGCTTGCTCGGGGGTGTCGCCCCGGTCCATGCGGCCCTTGTGGATGGCGCATGCGGCTTGTGCGGGGGCGGCTGCAGACCAGTTGCCTTCCGAGGGGTCGATCGTGGTTCCGCGCCCAACGTGCTCCCCGGGCCCACCGGGGCGGAACTTGGCAACCCAGAAGTCACCCACCCGATACAGCAAATACGTCCCTCGCGGGGCGTGCGCTTCAATCTCAGTTGGTTCCCATTGCATGGGCGCCAGCGTACAGGCATGTCCATATGGACGCAACTGGATTTGGCTGGACTTGGATCGGCTAGGTCGGCCTACGAAAACGAGTCGACAACACTAGGCTACTGATTGCGCGAGTAACGGTACGTATTCCGTTTCGAGATCGGCCAATAAGAAATCATCAGAGAGAGCGTCCAATTCTAGGTCTCCAATCTCGAGATCCAAATAGGCTCGTGTTCCGACCATTTTGGCCCCATGCAGCAACCCGCCCCGAAACTGAACTTGGCGAATCAAGTGCTCTAGCGGTGGCGAATTGCGAACCACCAAAACAAGCCGATACGGCATAGCCCCCCAACGCTGGGTACGCAGCATTCTCCCCCACGTGCGCACGCAAACGAACGGCTACGCTACACGCGCATTTGGACTAGAGCAACGATCTGGCGCAGGCGCAAGCGGGCTAGCGGGCGTGTCCATCCGGCTTGCCATTGCTGGCAGCGATCGTGAGGGATCGTGCTTGTTCTCGCATATTGCGAAAGGCCTGGAGCACAGTTATGTACACCAGATCGTGATACTGGATGTGCGGATCGGGCCATGGAACGGCTCTAAGCCATGCCTGTTCGTCCAGGGACACCCCTTGCTGCGTTGCAAGCCATCTTTCAATTCCGGTGTTTGGCGCTTGCACTATTGCGGGCTGGCCATCCGCACGCGCGTAGCGTTCCCCTACACCGGTCTTGATGAAGCTCGGGTTTACCCCAAGCGCTTTGCAGATTGCGCGGAGGCTTTCGGGCCTAGGCGAGCGGATTCCGCGGAGCATGTCCCCGAATGTTGCGGGATCAACTTTCGCCTTTTGAGCTACGCGCGCCTGCGACATTCCGGAATCCTCGAACGCATCGCGCAATCGTTTTGCGGGTTCGGTCCATGGTGGCTGCGTTATTCGATGGCTTGGCACGAGCCGAGAGTTTTGACGACTCTTCATGAAATGGCAACTGCAAGCCTAGTGAACGCACCTTTAGAAATGACTGGCCAATCGGTCAACTTGCCTAGTCCTAGGACAGGGGGAGGTGTAGGGACTCATACGGATATGCCTTGACTTGGGCCCCTATGGGTATATTTTCCCGCCCATGCCAGCTAGCCCGCGCCGGACTGACGAGCAGAAGCAGCACGCCCGCGAAGTAGGGGCGCGCATTCGAGCCAGACGCCGCGCGCTAGGCAAGGGGATCACGAAGGTTGCTGGGGACGCGGGGATTAGCGCGGACCACCTCTACAACCTGGAGCGCGGTCAACACCTGGCTTACGGGCGGACGCTTTCGCGAATCGCGGGCGCGCTCAACACAAGCGTTTCTGCGCTGAACGGCGCGCCGATTTCGAAAGTCGCGTAAGCCGCGCACCGCGCGGAGGGGATAGGCCATGGAACACGTTTCTGTGTTCCCCCTGGACGAGGGGGGCGCGCGGGTGCTTTGCGCCTTGCGCGTGTGTCGCTTCCGGCATGGCGGCATGTGGTACGCGGTGCTGGACTTTGGCGACGGTACGCCCGAAGTACAGACCAAGTCCTTTGACACGATGGAGGGACTGCAGACCGAGATCGGTTCGCTGATTCTTGCGCGGGTGCGCGGAACATGAAAGCGGACTTTCGGCAAGGTACCTGGCAAGACACGCTTGCGGATGTTGAGCCTGATTGCCTGATTGTCGATGCGCCCTATTCCGAGCGCACCCACGCTGCGCACCGCGATGGAAACGGATTCACCGGATCGGGGCATCCGAACTACCGCGCGGAGCTGCACTACGCGCATTGGGACGATGCGGACGTGTTCGATTTCGTCGCGTCATGGTCCAAGCGTACGCGCGGCTGGTTCGTATCCATCACCGATCATGTACTGGCGCCCATTTGGTGCGCGGCACTTGAGGCGCAAGGGCGGTACGTGTTCAGCCCGCTCGCTTACGTAGCGCCTGGTTCACGCGTACGCCTCGCGGGGGACGGCCCTTCGCAGTGGTCCACGTGGATCATCGTTGCGCGCCCGCGTGTAAAAGAGTTCGCGCGGTGGGGGACCCTGCCAGGTGCGTACATTCTGCCCGCGGGGCAAGCCACCGAACCGGGCGCAAAACGCAAGGTGATCGGCGGTAAACCGCTTTGGCTTCTGCGCTCGCTTGTGCGGGACTACTCGCGGCCCGGGCAGCTCGTGTGCGACCCATGCGCGGGCGCGGCAACGCTACTGCGCGCAGCACGAATCGAGGGGCGCCATAGCGTGGGCGCAGAACTCGATCCCAAGCACTACGAGATCGGCGCGGCTCTCCTGGCCAAGCGGTACACGCCCGCGCTGTTCGCGGAAACCCCGCAACTTCGAACCACCCTCCCCATGTTCGAGGATGCCGCCAATGGTGACGATCGATCTGGTTCTGGAACGATTGAAGCGCGTTCGTAAGAACGCACGGGGCTACCTCGCACAATGTCCAGCCCACGACGATCGCGGCCCCTCGCTAAGCGTGACCACAAGCGAGCGGGGGATCTTGCTGCACTGCTTCGCGGGCTGCACTGCGGAGTCAGTCGCGGAAAAGCTCGGGGTCCGCATGACTGACCTTTTCACCGAACCCCCGCGCGGCGCGGACGTTGTGCAGCTCAAACGCAACGAACCGCGTTACCTCACCTTGGAAGATCTCGCGGCGCACAAGCATATCCCCGCATCATTCCTCGCGGGCTTTCACTGCACCACGGCAACGGGTGGATGGGGTTCACGAGTCGAGATCCCCTATCCCACCCGCGAGGGGGCGGCGCATAGGACGCGGTACCGCTCGGCATTGGTCGCGAAAGAAGGCTCATCGTGGGGACCGGGTGACAGCCTGATCCCATACATGCCGGACCGCGGGGCGCTTGCAGACGCGGAGGGGTACGCGTTCGTTGTTGAGGGTGAATCGGACGTGTGGACCCTGCTCTATGCGGGGTTTCCAGCCATTGGCATTCCAGGCGCGACAAGCGCAAGCATCTTGCGGCTCGAACACGTGCGGGGGCTCGCGCGCCTTCTCATCGTCCAGGAGACTGACAGCGCGGGGGAGAAGTTCGTCCAGCTCACGCGCGCGCACCTCGCGGAAATCGGCTTTGAAGGGGAGGTGATCACATTCCACTGCCCCGGTACCGCCAAGGATCCTAGCTCGCTCTACATCCGCAACCCGGACACGTTCGCGGAAGCCATGCGTACCGAGCTAGCGCGCGTCACCGCCCCACCCGAACCACGCTGGCGCCTTCTTGCAGACGCGATCCCCGATCTGCTGCGTCCACTAGGCCCCCGTCTAACAACGGGCTTCCCCGAGCTTGATAGGTGCACGCGCGGGGGCTTTCCTCGCGGGCGCTTCATCGTCGTTAGTGGCGCGCCAGGTGCGGCGAAAACCACGCTCGCAGTCAACCTTGCGCGCACGTTCGAGTGGCAGGCGGAAACCGTGCTGTACCTCGCAGCCGATGAGCCTGCGAGCGGGATCGCCATGCGCATTGGCCAGATGTTCGGCTTTCACCGCGAGGGGCTAGAGGAGGATTCAGACATTGGCGAGGCCACACGCGCGGGCTTTGTGGACCGCATGCGCGGCCACCGGTTCGTTGTGATGGATCCGGACCTGGCCAGTCTCACCCTAGAAGATGCGGCGGAATGCCTGCACGAGGCGCGCGGGGGACCGGGCGGGATCTTGATCGTGGACAGTCTGCAAACCGTGCGCTGCGCGGCGGCGCAGGCCTTCGACAAGCCCCGCGAACGCATGGACGCGGTAGTGCTGGTCTGCAAGCGCATCGCCCAACGCGGTGCGGTGGTGGTCGCACTGTCGGAGATGAATCGCGGTGGGTACACGGGGGAAAAGACCAGCGCGCTAGGTGCGAGCAAGGAATCGAGCGCCATCGAATACGGAGCAAGTGTGCTCCTTGGCATGACGCGCGTTCCGTTCACAGAGGCGACTGCAGACTTTGACATCGAGGTAGCCAAGAATCGGCTTGGTGGCGAGCGCCCCACGTTCCGCGTGCGCCTGGACTTGGCAACGGCAGAGCTGGCGGAAGTCACGCGCCCCAAGCCCGAACAGATCGCGGCAAAGCGCCCCGGAAAACTTACGCCCCTGCAAAAGGTCCGCGCGGTGCTGGAAAACGCTGTCCGTCCCATGACGGGGAATGAAGTTGTGTTCGCCGCGGGCGCTGCGAAAGCGGCTGCATTGCAGGCCATCGCGGACATGCGCGCATCGGGGGAGTTGCGCGAACTACAGGGCGGGATCTGGCTCGTTACGCGTCCCGATCCTGAATAACCGGAACCGGTTCGGAACCGGTTCGGAACCGAGAAAAGAAGGGAGATCGATAGTCATGGACCTAGCTACCAGACACGAGATCAACATGCGCCGTGAGAAGGCGCGCCAGATTGAGAATCACCTGAACGCGCACGCAACGGAGATGAACGATCACAGTGTCCGTTTCTGGACAGCGGTTGCGAAGTACGAGCGCGCGCTAGCGGGGGTGCTGAGCAAGCTCGCGCCGCCAGGTGCGGACCCCTCGATCCAGTCTGGACCGGGACGCCCACGCAAGGATGCCGCATGAGTGTGCTGCAATGGATTGCCGCGGGCGTTGTCGCGGGGTTCTACATCGGGGCCGCTGCGTTCATCCTAGAGCGCTGGCGTAGGGACCGGGACGGGGGCGAGTGGTGATCCCATGCGGATCCTTGTCCCCAACCTTCGCACCTACAACGTGACCAATGTCCGCATGCACTGGCGCGCCCGGAACGCCAAGACGCAGGAGGCGCGGGACGCGGTGACAGAAGCCCTATACGAACAGGACTGGACGATCCCCGCGCCGAGTGAAGCGCGCCCGTGGGACGTCCACCTAGTGCGCCTAGCGCCCCGCGAGCTTGACGACGATGGGGTAGTGAGCGCGCTCAAAGGGGTACGGGACGCGGTGGCCGCGTTCGTTGGCGTGGACGACAAGCATAGGCGCCTAGTCCGCTACACCTACGATCAACGTCCGCAACCCGAGTACGGGGTGGAGATCACCGTGCGCCAGCGCGCGAGCCTAAGCTAGTGCGTCCCTACGTTGCCGCGCTCTACATCGATCCGCTTGGTCCCTATCCCACCCTCGCGGGCGTAGATTGCTGGGATGAAACCCGGGACGCGCGCAACTATCCGGGCCCGCTTCCCGTGGTCGCGCACCCACCGTGCGGACCATGGGGACGCTTGCGCCATCTTTGCCAGAATCAGAGTGAAGCGGACCTAGCCCCGCTTGCACTCGCGCAAGTGCGGCAATGGGGCGGAGTCCTAGAGCACCCGAGCCATTCGAAGCTGTGGACGCACGCGGGGCTACCCTTGCCAGGAGAGCCACCGGACAAGCACGGCGGGTGGACACTCGCGGTCAACCAAGTGGATTGGGGACATGCGGCACGTAAGCCAACGTGGCTCTACTTGGTGGGTGTGCCGCGCAGCATGGTGATCCGTCCCGCGAGGCGCGAGCCTACGCACTGGATCTCCGCAAGCCGCACGCTGCGCAACGGGCGCCCGCGTGGACTCGCACCCCCGGGGATCCTGATCTGCAGTGCAGCCATGCGCAGGCGTACCCCGGTCCGGTTCGCAGAATGGCTGGTCATGCTCGCGCGCTTTTCTGGCTAGTGCCGCACTGCGCTAGCGGGGACGTGCACCGCGTCCGGATCCACGGGGACCACTACCGCCATGTCGTCAGGGTTCGCGCGGTGCCAGGCGAATAGGCGGCGCGCCACCTCTACAAACTCCGCTTCGGACGTGCCTGGCTCGCCCGCGGCTGCAGACGCGGATAGCGCGAGCAACGCAAGGGTTACGTGTCCGCAGACATGGCCAGCCTGCACAAGCCAGCTGGCGATCACGTTCGCGCACATGGCCGATTGGCTCACGAACTTCGGATCGCTCGCGTTGGCCAGGGTCAAGCAACACCCATTATCGTTGTCAGTCATGCATGCGCCCCCGCTTCCCTTGCTTGCCGCGCCAGCTCGAACACTTCTGCGCGGACGTAGCCCGCGGTTTTGTACTGGTGAATCTCCCCGATCGGGCGCCATGCCTTGCGGAAAGCCTCGCGCGCTGCTTCCGGGATATCGTCCAAGCCCGCTAGCATGCCTTCGACTGCCAGCATGCGCGGGGATAGGTCCCATATGTGGCCGCAATCGAAGCCTACCCACCACACGCTGTCAGGCTCACCGGGGCGCGGCACATGGCAGATCACGCCCGCGCATTCGTCGGCATAGGTGATATCCCCGTGCACGCGGACGTCGCGGAAGGTGTCCGAACCGCGCTCGCTGAGATACCAGGGATGGCCCGCGGGGACTGCGATGTACCCGCACCAATGCCCCATGGCCGCGCGTCCCATGATGGCGGGGAAGCCGTGCGCGTGAAACCTGTACAGGTCTCGCGGTTCACGGTCCCACGGACCGGGGGGCCATCCGGTCCGGTCTACGGCGTGCGCTATCGGTTCT